TGGAACTACATATTCTTTTATAACTTATAAACCTTTTCCAATTAGTGAATTTTCTCTTCCTGATGGAAAATATTACCTAGAAAATTTACTTCTTACCCAAGTTTCAGGATACACCCCAACTGAATATGATTATACAAACCCTTTACTTTATCTTTTCAATTCAAATGATGAATGGACAGGTATTTCTTTATATGCAAAAATACTAGACAAAAATAATCAACCAATAAAATTCGATCTCACCCCAGAAAAACAAATTCTTGAATTAATTGCTTCTAAAGGAACAAATAGTGTTAAAGTTAAAAAAAATCAAAAATTTGAAATTACTTCTATTAAACGATTAATATCATTATATAGTGCAAAACTTAAAGAACAGGTTGAAATTGACCCTTATCCTTTATATACTTCTACTCAAAATAATCTTTCTAAAGCTTCTGGTACTATAGTATCTGGAGACACTAATCAACCTATAAAAGGAGCAACTGTTGAAAAAACTGACTAACCCTATATTTATAAACATATGAAAACCGACGGATTAAAAAAATTAATTAAAGAAGCAGTACGAGAAGTAATTCAAGAAGAATTAAAAGAAATTTTACTTGAAGCTGTTAAATCACCAAAAACAGTTGTTAGAGAATCATATGCTCCAACAACTAATCCAATTCAACCTTCTCAACCAACATTTACTCCACCTACAATGGATTTAAGATCAAAGTACATGGATGTATTAGGAGAAACAGCTTTAAGTTTTACCTCAAACGATGTCCAACAACCCTTTAGACCTCAAGTAAGTGATCCCATAAATGGAAATTTAGGTGCAGGTGAAGTTGGGATGGATCAAATTATGAGTTTATTAAATACTAAATAATGCCTATTAGCCCTCAATATATTGACCCTCTTAATTTAAATCCAAATATTGCTGTTGGGGTAAATATTCCATTTAATGGCCCTTATGTATTTACTCCTAATTATACCACACAAGAAGCTATAAAAAATAATTTAATTAATTTTTTTTTAACTGAACCCGGGGAACTTCCTCTAAATCCAACTTTTGGAGGAGGATTAAGATCATTTTTATTTCAACAAATAGAATCAGAAAACATAAGCAATTTAAAAAATGATGTAAGTAATAAACTAACAGCTTATTTCCCATCAGTTAACGTAATATCATTAGATGTATTTGAAACAACAGGTGTATCTAATTCTCTTACAGTTAGTCTTAAATATTCTTATCAAAATACCGTAGACAATATATTATTTAATTTTTAATAAATGGCATTAGTAAATAGAGATATAAAATATATTAACCGTGACTTTTCTGAATTTAGATCACGATTAATAGAATATTCTAAAACATATTTCCCTTCAACATATAATGATTTTTCCCCAACATCACCCGGCATGATGTTTATGGAACAAGCATCATATGTAGGTGATGTCTTAAGTTTTTATTTAGACAACCAATTCCAAGAAACATTTTTACAATATGCCCAGCAAACTAATAATATATTTGATTTAGCATATATGTTTGGCTACAAACCTAAAACTACTGGGGTTGCCCAAACTACTATAGACATTTACCAACAACTCCCAGCTAAAACTGTTGGTGGTAATGTTGTACCTGATTACGATTATGCTATAACATTAAGAGAAAATACTACTATATCTTCACAAAATGGAATTAATTTTTTAATTCAAGATAAAATTGATTTTTCAGTTTCTAGTTCTCAAGACCCAACTGAAGTTTCTATATATCAAATAGCAGGAAATGTCCCTCAATATTTTTTATTAAAGAAAAGTAGAACAGCAACCTCAGCTACTATTAATACCCAAACATTTAATTTTACATCTCCAGTTCCATTTAATACTATTGATATAAATAATTCAAATATTATAAAAATATTAGATGTTTTTGATTCTGATAATAATCAATGGTATGAAGTAGATCATTTAGGGCAAGAAATGATATTAGATACTATTAAGAATACAAATGTAAATGATCCTAATAGTGATAAAAATATTCCATATTTATTAAGACTTAAAAAAGCTGCTAGAAGATTTACTACAAGATTCACTTCTCTTCAAAATTTACAAATTCAATTTGGAGTAGGATCTCCAAGTGATATAACTGAAGAAATAACACCAAACCCTAACAATGTTGGATTAGGATTACCTTTTAAAAAAGATAAATTAACTCAAGCATATTCTCCTTTAAATTTTCTTTATACAGGGACTTATGGAATTGCTCCATCTAGCACAACTTTAACTGTAAGATACTTAACTGGTGGGGGGGTTAGTTCAAATGTAGCTGCCAGTACATTAAATACATTAGATACATCTAATGCTAATTTTAATAATCCTTCATTGAATTCAACAATTGCAAATTATATCTTTAATACATTAGCAGCTACAAATTTAACAGCTGCTGCTGGGGGTAGAGGAGGAGATACTTTAGAAGAAATAAGACAAAATTCTTTAATGTTAGTTTCTTCCCAAAAACGTTCAGTTACTGCAGATGATTATTTAATTAGAGCTTTAAGTATGCCTTCTGATTATGGAAATATATCTAAAGCATATATTGAACAACCCAAATTAACTGATAATCAAGTATCAACAATTGAAACATTAAATTTATATGTTTTATCTTTAAATTCGTCTGGGCAGTTAGATTATGCTAATAATACTTTAAAAAGTAATTTAAGAACATATTTATCTCAATATAGAATGATTGGAGATAATATTGAAATTAAAGATGCTTTTATAATCAATATAGGAGTTAATTTTGAAATAATAGTACTCCCTGAATATAATAATAGTGAGGTTATTTTATCTTGCATTAATGAATTTCAAAATTATTTCCAAATTGATAAATGGCAATTGAATCAACCAATTTTATTAAAAGATCTATATATAATGTTAGACAAAATAAAAGGGGTCCAAACAGTTAAAAATATCACTATAAATAATCTTGCAGGGACATCTTTAGGTTATTCTCAATATGCGTATGATATTCTAGCTGCTACACAAAATCAAGTAATATATCCTTCATTAGACCCTAGTATTTTTGAAATAAGATATCCTAGTATTGATATAAAAGGCAAAGTAGTTCCTTTATAATACCATATTTATAATAAAACATTATAAATGGCCGTTTATAAAATATTCCCCACACAGGATACTACCTTATACTCTAGTTACCCTCTAATGAATACAGGATTAGATGCTATATGTGAAGCCTCTAATACCTTAGGAATCGAAGGAAACCCAGGAACCTCAAGATACTTAACCCAGTTTGATCAAGAAGAAATTCAAGATATTATAAATAATAAAATATCTGGAAGTCAATATGATATATTTTTAAAAAATTTTATTGCTACTGCTCAAGGGATAAATCAAAATACTTTTTTAGAAATCCTACCTTTAGCCCAATCATGGAATAATGGAACAGGCCATTATTTAGATTCCCCTCAAACTTCAGATGGTGCCTCTTGGGGATATTCTTTATACTCAGGCTCTTCTCAATGGTCATTAAGTGGTAGTATAGGATCATATTCTTACACCAGTTCATATAGTCCTACTTATTCTATACCTGGAGGAGGAAACTGGTTCCTAGACAACTCAGGGTCTTTTTATGTTTTAATAGGATATGTAGAAGAAGATTATGTATTTTCTATTTCCCCTATTTCAGGATCAGTTACTACTTTTAGTCTTAGAGATAAAAAAGATATTGAAGCCAATGTAAATAGTATAGTAGATGCTTGGTATAATAGTGATATTCCTAATTATGGATTTATAGTAAAATTAACAGGTTCTCAAGAATTTAATCCTAGCCAATATGTTCAACCTACTTTAAAATATTATAGTGTTGATACAAATACAATATATCCCCCACAATTAGAATTTAGATGGAGAGATTATACATCCATCACATTACCACTATCATCTATAGTAAATACACCAAATTTAAAACTTTCTATAGCTGAAAACCCAGAATCATTTTTTCCAGAAAGTGTAAACAGATTTTATGTTAATGTAAGTCCTTTATACCCTGCTAGAGTATACCAAACATCTTCACTATATACTAATTTAAACTACTTACCAATTTCTTCATACTATGCAGTAAAAGACTTGGCTACCAATGAATTTGTTATTAACTTCGATGAACAATATACTCAAATTAGTGCTGATAATAATGGAAATTATTTTGACATTTATATGAGTGGATTAGAACCTGAAAGATATTATAAAATACTAATTAAAACTATAATTGGAGGTTCTACATTAATTTTTGATGATGATTATTATTTTAAAGTTATTAACTAATGGCTGAAGAAATTGAATTTAATAAAAATGTATTTGATAAAAATACTTACTCTAAGGTAATCAATACCTCATTTACCCAACTAGGAGTAACTCCTATCTCAGAACAAATCAATAATCAACCCACAGTTGATGAATTTTTTGATATGTATAATGATTTATTTTACGATATCCCTGAAAAAGGTGAAATAGATTCTCATGAGTTTTTAATTAAAAAAAGTAGTGAATATATTGGTTTTGAAGCTAATCAAGAAGAAATAGAAGCTTTACAAAATGAAATAGCCCAATTAAGAATTGAATTACTTAATATCCAAAAACAAAATATAGACTTACAAATATCATCCTCTAATATAATATAATGGCTGCAGAAATTATTCAAGTAAGTAATCAAGGTTTAAGCCCAACAAATGGATATAATCCCCAAGTTACAACTTTAATACCTACTTTTAATATTGGTAATACTTTTACTTCTAGTAGTTATATAGAACTTTTTATATATGACCCTAATAAAACTCTTTTATCTTTAGAATACGGTTTTTCCCAATACACAGTATTAAATAATGGAAAATCATCATATAATAATGATATTTCTCAAATTAATATTGATCCTGAAAATACTTTAATTAACAATGGTTTTTCTCAAGGCACATATATTACTTCTTTTAATTTTTTAGATAAAAAAATAGGCTCCCATCTAGAAACTCTTTACATAGCTGAACTCTCCCCAGATAGAACAGAATTAAGATTAGATAGTACAGATTTATTTCCATCAGACATAATTGAAAAAACTAGTCAATTTATTCAAGAAAGAGAAAACAGTGAATATTTTGTAGATTTTTATTTAAATTTTGGAGAAAATAATTTAGTATTAGCTAACAATATTGAATTAGATAATAGAGATATTTCTAATCCAACTATATTAGTTAAATTATATAATCCACTTCCAAATTCAATTGATTTAAATAGTATATTGTGGGTAGTTACTACAATTGAAGATCCTATTTCTTATCAAGTAACATTTGAAAATGAACCTATAGTATTCGATGATACTATTAAAATAAGTGGTCCTAATTTTAATCTTGATTTAAAAGATCAAGTAAACAATTCAACTTTAGAATTATCATATAATGATTTAATTTCAACAACCCTTACAAGTTCTTTTAATCAATTAAATAGTTTATTAGAAGAAAAAGAAATTGATATTAATATTGACTATACCAACTTTTCTAATTTTATCCATTTTAGTTCTGCTAAAACACGTTTAGAAAATTTTTATTATAAAATAGAATTACTTGAAGAATATTCTTCTTCTATTGCTGTTTTAGATTCAACAATAAATTCTCCTAATAATGTTAGTAGTAGTAAAGCTATATATGAAGCTAAAATTAGTCAAATAATAACCAACTTTGATGGGTATGATTATTATCTGTATTATTCTAGTGGTTCATATTCTTGGCCTAAAATAAATTCTGAACCCCCATATCAATTACATACAACAACTTCCCCTACAGTATTAAATTGGATTGGATCAGATGATGAATCATCACCTTATTATGGTGGTCTTTTACTTTCTGCTTCTTTATATGATTTAGAAAATGTAAATAACTTATATTTTGCAATTCCTGAATACCTAAGAAACGACCCTTCAAACGATAACTACCAACTATTCATTGAAATGGTTGGTCAACATTATGATAATATTTGGATTTATTATAAAGATGTTACCGAAAAATACAATGCTGATAATCGTTTAGAATATGGTATATCTAAAGATATAGTTGCTGATGCTATTCGTGATTTTGGGATTAAATTATACCAAAATAATTTTTCAAATGAAGATTTATATACAGCATTTTTAGGACTAACTCCTGAAGGTGGTTTATTCCCATTTCCAAACATAACAGGATCTTTACCAACACCTTCTAAATTTGAATATATTAATACTTTTACCTCAGCATCAAACGATTATTTACCGTTAGATGATGTAAATAAATCGTTATATAAACGCATTTACCATAATATACCATATCTACTTAAAGCAAAAGGTACTCTACCTGGATTACGCGCTTTAATCACTTCATATGGTATTCCTGATACTATATTAAGAATTAACGAATATGGAGGTAAAGATAAAATAAACTCAAATGATTGGGATTATTGGCAAGATGAATTTAATTATGCCTTTCATACAGAAGGTAATAATTTTATTTCATCTTCTTTTCATCCTATAAATAGTAATTGGATTAATAATACTCAAGGTACTCCTGAATCATTAATGTTTAGGTTTAAAAC